ATTGTGGCTATGGAAATATCCTGAATACTTAGAGTTGTCGGTATGGCTGGCTTTTTCATAGCTGAGCAAGTTCTTTGGCTGTCTCTGCTATCTTGAATGCTCTCAATGGAACATTACCACTAAATCTAAATTGCCATCTGTCACCCTTAAATCCTGACGGCAGTCTATATGTGGATCTATCAGTTATGGATTTGGTTGCGACCAAAATTTCATTGCAATAAATTTTTACTTGCAATGATCGAGATCCTATGCCCCCGGGAATTTTTTGAAGAATAGATCCGCCAAGCACAATCTGTCCAATAGCAACACTACCAAGTGTTGAAAGTAAATTAACACCAGATGCGAAGATGGCTTGGTTTGAAGCAATAACAGCATCAACCTCAGCCTGTAGTGTTGTGGCTAGAGTCGCATCCTCAAATACGGCATCTACTTGCATTGCTGCAAAATTAACTGGCCGTGGAAGCACGAACTGCTTGGATGTCCAGTCATACAGAATGTAGTTTTTAGAGTCCCCCTCCCACTCATTTACAACACCTTCATACTCAATATACAACTGAGCAGTAGTTGGGTCTACAAAAACAGCATTTGAGTAAATGTTCGTTGTGGTTAATGCTGATGCTGCTTCATTTCTATCAAGAATCAGGCACTCTTCTACATCGTTAACCTGATCCCTCCAGAAAAGATAGTACGCTCCATCTAATACAGCGCCCAGCATGGTATCCGGATACTTCAACTGCCACTCATCACGAGTGAACAGTCCATTTGTTGTTACCCCAGCAAATCCCTGAGAGATCTTTACAACCCCATTGGGTGACGCATACATCACACCTGTATCATCTGAGACGATTGACCTCTTCGATACACAAGGCTCAAACAAAGGTATCTTTGATTGCGACATCGAAGATGGTGTAGATCCGCTGATGATAAATGGATTACCTTTTGTTGCAACAACAACAGATTCACCAAATGCGCCAAGGCCTACGATAGGATACTCAACCGTCAAGGAATAAATAACAGGCCATGCGTGAGGAATGTAAGGCTCAGAGAAGTAGATTTCATTCTCTCTGAACCCAGCCAAGATACCGTTAGCCATAGCCACGATACCCTGCATATCTGATGGAGGGGGATTGTAGTTAGATGACTCAAGAGCACCGCCTAGCTGAGCGGCTGTCAGGGTATCTGAGTATGAAGATGTGCCGATAGCTACATCAGCAACTTTTAAGTAAATCGTGGTGGATGTGCCAGATACGACTCGGTAAATTCTCTTCGTTGTTATGTTGTAGTCACCAGCAGGAGCTGTTGTCCCAAGACCAGAAACAGTAACAGTCCCGCCGGGGAGAACAGATACAACAGATGACGCAGGAGATGGGGCAGACTCCTCATCAGTGGCTCCAAACTCAGAGATGTACGTGAACAGATAAACACGGCTCTCTGCTGTGCCAGAGCCGCCGGAGGCAGATACTGTTGGCGCAGATGTTGGCGCAGGAACTCCCATCTCATAGTAGTCACCGGGGTAGGGCGCTGTGCCAGTCTCTGCGAGTGTTGAGTTTGTTTTCTTTGGAGTCCCGCTGCCTGTGTAGTAGATTGGGTTCTCACCCGTATCAAAAATGGGGCTTGGAACAACATTGACATCTGTTGCCCACGACAACCAAAGGTCATCTCCAGCGACATCTGTGTGTTTGTAGATTGACTTAACGCTGGCAGCCAAAGATGCTGCGCCAGCAACAACTCCGGGCTTATTCCACGACCGAAGCTCTCCGCTGTACAGCTTTGTGTTGATTGCTGAGGTCGCTTCATTGTCTTTCAACAAGACAGAGCTTACCCTCGGCGCAATGCCAGCAAAAGCGGAGATCTTCAGTGCGGCCATTTAAGCAACCAATCCATTCAAGTAAGTCGTCTTACCGGCAACCTTGGTGGCAGTCAACTCCTGCTTTTTCAAGTTGTTCGGATCGTAACTGACATGTACCCAGCCAGAATCAGGAATACCCGAAGTGTAGAACTCAAGAATCAACTGCGTATATTCGAGATTATCCATGATCCACTGTGCTAAGTCAGCATTTGCTACGCCGGGAATCTCAATATCGGCTGCCATCCCACGGCAATGGTCTGAGGTTTTTGACCCTCCCACCGCTGCATTACTCTCTGGAGAGCGATAGGCAGAGTTCACCTTCACGCCTTTGCCGTAGTGCTCACGGACAGGTTGTAATACTTTTTCGCACAAAAGGCGTAGATTTTCTGTCGCCTCTTCGTCGGGGGTATTGTCAAAGCCCATGCGAATGGCTGTCTCGGATTTGCACATTTCGTGCAGGCTGAAGTTGGCTGTCAGTTGTGTCATGGTTTACTCCTTAAGGTTTGGTAGACGGTGTTGTAGGCATCGATGCAGGCGTTGAGCTGTCGGGTGTTGGCATCTCCTTGATCGGTGATGGCGACAAGAGATTGAGCAGTCGTTGCGTCAAGTTCGCCTCCTGTTTGAACGCTATCTCCGGCGGGAGGGGTGGGATCTCCGGCGGTTTGTACGGGGCAGACGGGGCTTTTGACAGGAATCCGCAGCTTGAGACTGCCAGAGGCAATAGCAGCATCACGCTCCTTTGCAGCAATTTTTGCATCATAGTTGGCCTTTTGAAGTTTGGTTGCTTGGGTGGTCACAGCAGAGATGAGAGCCTGCTCTTTTGCCCTTGCTTGAGCATTAAGCTCGGCAATCTCTAACTGCTGTCTTGTAACCTCATCATGCTGGCCTTTATAGTATCCACTGCCAGCGGCAGAAAGAATAGCCAGCAAGATGCCAAGCATGACATAAGGATTGAATATGCTCATGGCTTTGGAGGTTCGTCGTTATCTGTTGCCTCTGCTGTGGCAATAGCCTTAGCAGTTGCAGAGACAGCGGTTCGGCCAGCAACGCCGCCAAGAACACCAGTGATGAACACCATGATGGTATTGATCTGTTGGGTGTACACCTTGTCTATCGCAGCCATACCGCTCATTGGTTGGGTTACAAATGAGACAGAATACAGAAACATAGCGACAGATCCAAGAAGGATCATGGTCAATGAAAAGATTACGATAGCCCAGATCCTGACTTCAATTTCTTCAGGAGTCAGGCGGTTGTTAGGTTTGTATCCAATGGTTGGCATTATTTTTTCTCCGGTTCAGATTTAGTGAGTTGCTCAGGACAAGTACCAGTGGCGGTACAGATTGGTGGCTTACATTCAGCATTCTGCCAATTCTGCGGGTCTTGGCAAGGATAGCGGAATCTGTCCTCACAACCAACCAACAGAACCAACAGGACTGATAAGCCCCAAATACAGTAAATGTTCATTTTTGTTTCTCCCTTTCTTTCTGTTCAATCTGTCTTCTCATTTTCTCAACCTTCTCAACCTGCTGCTTTACCTCGTGCTTTGCCTCAAGGGTCTCAAGAAGTAGCATAGCCATGATCGGCAACAATAATGCGACAAGAACACAAGCAGCAATCCATCCCACTACGCTCTCCCAGTCTTGGTCACGAACACGATTAGCATCCACAGATACAGGAGGCAAAGGAAAGCTACCAACAGATATGCCTGTTTTTCTTGTAGGAGGCGCTCTTTTTCCTTTCGTTGCCATGCTTCTGCGTCCCGCCTTTTTCTTGCCTTCTCTTGCTCTGCCGCAATAATGTCCTTCATGCTGAAAACTTCGCTATACAGAGCGCCCATTTCGGGAGGAGATTGATAAACCATGCACTCTCGTATCTGGACTACAAGTCTTTCCATCTCCTGCTGAGCCAAGACTCTGTTCAGAGCTTCTTCCATTATGTTCACATCGTCAGCAAAGACTACTGTCCTTGACTTCTCCTCGGAGTCCCTGATATGCGCCTCTAGTTGTTCTTGTAGTTTAAAGAACTCAGTAAGGTTCTTAACAATGTCAGCTTTGACTTGAGTTTCGTCAACAGCAACATACTCAGACTTCTTGGTCTTTGCAACAGATTTTGGCGAATCTGTCTTAGGGGCTCCGCCAAATAACTTCTTCAGCGTACCCCAGATTCCCTGTACTTCTTTACCAATGGCTACTACGTCATTGGCTGTCTTCCTAATCTCTACAAATGATTCTTTGGCTTGCTTGTAAAGATCGCACCCCGCCTGTATATTTTTTACAAGGCCAGCGGCGAGAAGACAGATTGAGATTGGATCAATTTTATATTCCTAGTATTTTTCTTACTATGTCGGCAGCAACACCCGGGCCAAAAAGAATTGCAACAATGACAATATAGAGCTGTATCTCTATGTTTCTCATGCGAGTTTTACCGGCATCGAGCTTATCCTCTATGCTCTTATATCTCTGAGAGCAGACGGCCTCATGCACGGCAAGCTTTGTTTCTATTGATTCGTCCATAGGTCACCTAAAAAACTTTCCGACCATCCAGCAAACTATTGAATATCGATTGCCTTCTTCCACATCTTCAACGCCGTGCATGATGAAGCTTGGGAATACAAGGACTGTGCCTTTGCTTTGCGGGGGGTAATACTTTTCGTGCCCGTTTTGTAAGTAAAACCTTCCTCCTTTGAAATCGTCATTGAGGAAAGCAAGTACTGTAAGTTTACGACATTCATCCCCGTGTGCCAAGAAGGTGTCTACATGCGATGTGTACCGCCCACCAGCAGGGTAAATCAGGAATTCAGCTTGGTTGGCATGGGTAATGTCAAACTTCCATGCTGAATGGTTTGCCGCAAAACCAGCCGCTGCCAATCGACCACCAATATCTTTGTAGGTGGGTAACATAACCC